CAACCGACCGGAGAAGACGGCGTTCCTTCCGGATCGCTTGCCACCGACCGCCGGTCGTGCCGCCGTCAGCGCCGCCGTGGTTCGAAGCGAACACGAGAAGACCAAGCGCACGACGAACCGGTCACAAACCGGTATGCGCACGGATGGGCTGGACAAGGGCGCGGCGAAGCGTTTCATCAGCGCCCAGACCGTGCCCCAACTCCCGACGCGGTTCAAGAGCGACGCGAACACCGATCCGTTCTGGCACGTCAACAATCCTCAACCGGGTATTCACTCGTTCCACGGTGGTTACACGGTGTCCCCGGCGGCGCGCGCACAGGCGAAGACGAACGAGGAACTCATGCGTTTGGGTATGCGCCCAGAAGACAAGCGCGGGATGTCCGGTCGCACCGGCAATCCGGGTCGCATGAACGTTCGAGGACACCCGTCCCAACAGGGTGGTGCCCTCACCACCGTGCGGGCGGACGTCAATTCCGGGCGTTTCAACGCCCCGAACGGTGGATGGACACAGGATTACAAGCGTCCGATGTTCCAAGACCTCAACGCGTACAAGGGCAACGCCAATCCGTACGCCAGCGCGCACTCGCTCGATCTCGCCAAGCGTCAACTGTCGAACAATCCGTTCGCACACACCCTGTCGGCAAATTAATTATTCGGTCATTGTAACATGTTTGAGTTCGTGACTCGATATTTTCAATCTCATCCAACTTTTTACACTCGATCTCTGAGCTACATCTTCGGCGAGTGAAGCGCCTAACATTTATAATCTCCCTAAATGTTAGATGGATCACACAGTAGACATCGACAGCGGTGAACGCGATCCCGTGTTGTACAGCACGCCGAGCGATTACGTCGTGTCTTTGAAGACACCTCTGTACGACGTCACGAAGATCGAACTCGTGTCCGCGAGGATTCCGCACCAAACCGTCGTGCACGGGAACAATAACAAATTCACGATCGAGATCGACGCTCTCGCCCCGGACGCTGGATCGTACGACGTGGAACTCACGTCGAGGACGTTCGCGAGTGGTACCGAACTGAAGGATCACGTGGCGGCGAGGCTCGTCGCGGCGGGGATCACGACGATCGATCAGGTGGATTTCAAGACCGGAACGAATTCCCTCAAGTTTTCAAACGTCGCCACGACACACGATTTCACGTTCAAGTTCAATAGTGGCATCGACGGGTGGTCGACGGACGCGAAGGAGAGGACGACACCCAACCAAGTCTTAGGGTTCACGGCGGCGGATCACGCGTCGCAATCGGGTGTGCTCGACGAGGAAGGTCGCGTGAATTTCGAACACTCGACGAAAACGTACGTCCTGAAAATCTCCACTGGGTCTGATGAATTCAACCAAGACTGTTACACCGATACCCCGTTTTACACGGGCACGCTGACGAACACCACGGTCGATCCGAGCGAACAATTCATGGTGTACTCTGGACAAGACGATGCGGTCTTGCATGAATTCATTCGCGGTCCGCAGAAACACGTGGACAGCCTGCGCTTGCAATGGTTCAGTCGCGAGAACAACAAACTCGTACCGTGCGATTTCAGACACCAAGATCACGGGTTGAAATTCAAAATCACCGGGAATCTCGATCGCACACTGAGTCTGCCGAAGGTGATCGAAGAGGACGTGTTGGAACTGCCGCCACCAATAAACATTCCGGAATTGAACGGACGTGTTTATGACTGGAAAAAGTATGTTCCACTGGGTATCATTCTCTTCATCGGGTTTGTTCTGATAAAGATGCTTAGCGCGTGAGCGCGAAGGTCGGTTGTTGCGGCTTGGTGACACGCTTGGAGACACGGGAGACCAACAAGAAGACCAACACGGACAAGAGCGTCGTGAGGAGGGCGGTGATGGCGTTTTGCGCCAAACCGTTTTGGCGACCCGGGATGACACGGGTGACGACGAATCGCGCGAGGTCAGCCCAAGAGATCGCAGCGGCGAAGGCGAAGCCGCCGACGAGCGAGTTCAAGGATTGCGCTTCAACTTCTTGGGCAACGAGGACGACTTGCTCTTGAGCAGACATGGGTTCAGTATATATAACACGAAAGAAAAAAAATAATCACTCTGGGAGCAACGGTTCCTTCTTTACAATTTTTTTATACTTGACCTGATTCCTGCTGGAGGTGGGTGCTGGAACCACATCGTCTTCGTCGGAATCATCATCTTCCGAATCTTCCGACGAAGAGTCTTCCACCAAGCACTTGAAACTCTTGGACGAGGTATCGTAACCTTGGGGTTCGTCGATTTTACCCCACGAGGTGCTCATTACTATTGATCGCATTTAAAAGATAGCGTTCGATCGGCGATTCCGGCACCCAGTCGTCCCACGTGTCCACCGCCCGGTTCACGCGTCGTAACATTTCGTCGTCACCGTCGTACCTGGTGAATCCTTCGTCGTCCGTCTCTTCCACGATCTCTAAGTCGTCTTCATCGTCGCTGTCGTCGTCCTGAGGAAGAATGGATCCTATATCCTCTCCGACGGTGTGACGGGCACAATATTTGATCGCGTACTCGAAATCTTTAGCGGTGATGGCATCTCGACCACACGCGTCACAATACTGAGCGGCGAGAATCACCGCCTTTTCCAAAACCGGTGTGATGATGCTGATGGCAGTGCCTTCAAAATCCATGTAGACTTACCTGTTGTCGTCAAATAAAGTTCGCCCGTATCCCTCGCCGATGCGAAGAACGTTCGTCGACACCGCGATGAGACGAATCTGTCTGGAGTAATCGGGATTCGGGTGTAACACCAAATCGACCAGTTGATCTTTGATGAAGGACATGTTGATCGACCCGGAGGGCGTGTCCTTTTCGGGTTCGAGCGCCCACGAGTAACTGTAGAATCGGCGTATCAACTGGGTCTTGCTGTGATGGATTCCACCCATGACCGCCTTGAGAAACAAAGCGTTCCCCGTCACCGTGTCCAAGACGGACGTACCGTCGAACGTAAGACTCATGCTCTTGAGGTGTTCGTACAGGATTTGTCCATCCTCGGCACTGTATTTCCCGTACCCAGTCCCGGCGTCGGTTGTGATGTTGTCGAAATCCAAAGGCGAACAGAACTGGAGTTCCTGACCCAAGTCCTCACGCTGAATCACACACAACAGCTCTCGAACGGGATTGGTGAACGACGTTCGAAGGCGAGCGGTCGTCACACCCGCGGCGACTGTGAAAATCTCACGCTGGTACTGAGGGATCACGTAATCCACGGACGTGTTCTGGATCTTCGTGCGTTCGTATTCATCCACGAAGACCACCTCCGCGTCCATGGTGAAATCGACCAAGTGAGGCGTCGTCGACAGAGTCGGTCGCGTCGCGTTGTCCACGTCGGGATCATTACTGATATTCTGGTAGGACACCACTAACGGGGCGTAATCTCTGAGTTTGACCTCCACGAACACCTCTTGTTTGTACAGCGCGCAGAGAGGCACGGCGAGGTGTTCCTTCATGTAAAACCAAAACGGGATGTCCACGATCCATTTACTCTCCGTCGTCGCCTGACTGCCCAGGTAGTACAAGATGGATTTGCTCCCGACCCGAGTGCCCGCCGAGCGAATCGGGTATTTACCAATCAGTTTTGCCAAGGCGTTTTGTTTCGTTTGGGTGATGTGATGTTCGCTGTGTATGGTCAGTTCATCGCTCGTCAAACGTTGAATGACGACGTCGCCCATGATGAAATCCACGCGCTCGATGATGGCGTGTCCAATGGACTCGATCCATCCCGTGGCGGAACGTCCCGTTCGGGGAAGCGTCATTCTGAACGCCAAGTTCGTCAGCACATCTCCAGTGTTCGAGGGGACTCTGAAACGAACGGTCTGTCCGAAATCTGGTTTTCCCTGTCCTATGTGTTCCAAGTTGACGGTCTGCGTCGCGAACGTCGTGTGCTTGTGGAATATTTCTTTGAACGGTGTGTACTCGGGGTCATCGATCAGGTACGAGTCCCTGGATCCTTCACCGGAAACCGAGAGCTGTGTTCGACCAGCCATCCTACTATTACCGATCAGAATTTTAAGCCACAGATTCCGTCGGATATGGTGAGGATGTTGTAATTCTTCACCAAAACTCGAACGATGTTGTCATACCCGGCGTATTCCGGTAACTGTTGAATCTCAACCTTGAGCAATTGGTGCGCCACCCGACTGAAATTCACCTGACCCGTCGGGTAATACGCGTCCGGGCGAACCGCCCAACTGTACACGCCGAAATTTCCACGAATGGTGTGATTGAACACGATGTCCTGATCACCGTCCGGGGCGACCTCGATCGTGGACACGGTCTGTACCAACGGACTGTTCACGTGTTTGCGCAACGGCACCTCGTAGGTCAAGTATTTGTAATCGTGGTCGAACACGACCTCGTTGTTGAACCGCAGTTCCACCCGCTCGATGGGATTGAAGGTGTTCGGGAAATTCGCCACCACGGACGCTTTACTCCTCGACAGGAAATACATCTCTTTCACCGGGTGTTGGAATTTCAACAACACGCTCTTCTCGGTCTCGCCGTACGGCATCTCGAACTCCGCCTTTTGGAGCTGGGTGATGCAATAGTCGAGCGGTGTCGTCATGTAATAGTTCCGTTCCTCCTCTCCCACGTACGCGAACTCACAATCCAGACTCATGTTTTTGATTTGTGCGGTGACACCTGGGACGTAGCCGTAGAAGATCATCTCCGAAAGTGGACGTAATTTCAGTTTCACCTCGACGACTTGTTTCGTGAGCGCGCATGTTGGTATGCTCAGGGCACTGTGTCGGTGGAAATAGAATGGAATATCCAGGAAATACGTGTACTGTCCCGTGTACGAGAGAAAATTGCCGTGTCCGGACAAGAAATATTCCGTCTGTTCGATGTCGTCCGACGTTAAGGTCAGTTGCGAATTCATGTAAATGTACTCGCCTGTGATTCTCTGGATCGTTTGCGACCCGATCACGAGGTCGGCGTACTCGATCAAATGACTGATCACACTCGGTGGGTAATAATTGTTGTTCCACTCCTCGGAAAAATCGGGTTTGGGATCGGTGAGCGTCACTCGAAGCGTCATATTTCGTATCAAATCACCTCGACTCGGGTCGAGGATGGCGGTGACGTGCTTGCCGAAGTCGATCGACCCACCGCCCTCGAACGGCACCTCGATCTGTTCCACGCTGAACGGTGTGCTCCTCTTGTATCGCTTCAGGAAATGACTGTACGACGGTTTACCGACGAGCCAACCGTCGAGCGATCCAATGGTTGCCAATTTCAATCTGCCGACTGTGGACATCCTACGATTAGCTCACAAAAGATTTCGCGTCAGAGTGGAGCACTTTCTTTGTTCGATGCTAGTAGAATGAGCATGAACTTACAGCTCAGGCGATTCAACCCAAAGACCATGCCCGACGACGCCGTGTGTGTGTTCGTGGGTAAGCGTCGCACGGGAAAGTCTCAATTGCTCAAGGACATGATGTATCACAAGAGACACATCCCAGCGGGAGTCGTGCTAAGTGGCACCGAAGAAGGCAATTCATTTTTTGGTGGCTTCGTTCCGGATCTGTTCGTGTACGGAGACTACGATAAAGAAGCTCTCGAACGTGTGGTCGGGAGACAGAAGCAGATGCTCGCCGCGAAGAAATGTCAACCGGCGTTCGTCGTCTTGGACGATTGCATGTATAATCCGTCGTTCCTCAAAGACAAGATCATTCGTCAATGTTTCATGAACGGAAGGCATTGGAAGCTGTGGTTCGCGCTGACCCTTCAGTACAGTATGGATTTACCACCGAGTTTGCGGGCTAATTGCGACTACGTTTTTGTGTTGCGCGAGAACGTATTAGCGAATCGAGAACGCCTATGGAAGAATTTTTTTGGTATCGTGCCGACGTTCGATATGTTCTGTAAGATATTGGACGCCACCACGGAAAACTACGAGTGTCTGGTGTTAGACAACACGTCCAAGTCGAACAAACTCACCGACTGCATCTTTTATTACAAGGCTGACTTACGAAAGAATTTCAGGGTGGGGTCACCAAAGTTTTGGAGCATACACAAAAGAATGTACAACCCATCGCACGCTGCCCAGGAGGATCCGCGCAAGGCTGACAAGAAGACGGCGCTGAAAATCACGAAGAAAAAATAAGGCACCAATCACAGAACCCGATGAGTGACTCCATTCAGAGTGTCAATTTGGCTGACGATTCCCAATACGTGTCTCTGAACGTCGACACGACGAGACCGGAGCCACCCACGACCACGACGACGACGCGCGAAGCCGAGACCACCACAGCGTTCGTGCAACAAGAAAAAAATCTCACTCAACAACAAACTGGAATGATGGATTCTACGCCAATCAGCGATCTCATGATGGAAGAGCCCGGTTTTATGGATCAGCCGCAACAACCGATGCTTCAACAACAACCGCGCATGCAAAGTTTGCAAATGCAAGCGCCGACGCAAGGCGGACAGATGATGATGATGCCGCAACAGCAAGAGCAAGCCGTGAAACCGGAGAGCAAGAATTTCATGAACTTGACGGACGATCAACTGATCGCTCTGGTGGCGGGCGTCGCCGCGAGCATCGCCATCAGTAAACCGGTGCAAGACAAGCTGGTCACCGCCGTTCCGAATTTCTTGGACAACGCTGGGTCGAGAAGCATGGTCGGGTTAGCCGCCACCGGTGCAGTCGCCGCCGTCGTGTTCTACATGGCGAAGTCGTACGTGATCAGTCGCTAACGTGTTGACCACAGAATTCCTTCTTCCCATCGATGGGCTCGTAAATTCCCAGACTCACGCATATGTCCCTGAGGTCTTTGTAATTTGACCAGAACAGATCGCTGTGGCTGTACACCTCCACCGTGCAGTGTGCGAGCTCGTGAATCAACACGTGGAAAATCTCGTTCGGTTCCCCTTGCAAACACAGGGTGATGTTTGCCCCTTTGTTCGTGTTGAAACCGACCGTGTCTTTCATGGTTTTGTACGCGGTGAGGGGTTTGGGATCCCACAACATCTGAAAACGCAAATTGTTCGACGTCCGCAAGTGGTCGCACAACACCTTGTAGCGACGACGAACCTCCAACATCTGCGGTGGTTCGCGCGTACGACTCAGGATGATCACATTCGCGGCGAGCAAAAGTGGGAGGAACATCCTTACTTTACTTATTAAACACAAATAAAAATTTACTGTACATCTGTGAGATCCTCGCCCCCTGTAGGGGTTCCCACATGTGTAACCTAAACCCCGCGTTCTCCAACGACGTGATCAGCACGTCCGAGTAACACACCGGCTCGGATTTCGGTCCGTCGTCGTAAAACGGTACGCCCGCCAATTGCACGAACAATTTTTCACCAAAGTCGCCGTTCCCGTGTGGCAGTTTCATCTTGAAAAAGTTTCCCTCCTCGTCTTGGTAGGGTGTCATCGACAATATGCGACGGCTGTCGGGTATGACCCCGACAAGTTTCCCACCGCGTCTCATGCGTCTCTTGATTTCTCGGATCGTCGACTCGAAGAGTGTCTTCGATTGGAAGCAGTAATGCAA